GCCGGCTTTGTAACAACAGCTATAGGCGCAGGCCAGGTGCTAGATTCGGTACTTGAAGGTGACACTAAATCAGCCGGTATAAAATTTGCTGAAAAAGTAGTTCTTGGCGCTGCGGGGGGAATTTTGGCTAACGCAGTGGCAAATGTAACAGAACAAGTTAGACTGCTTTCAGCTATTGAGTTGGTTACACAAACACCTCCTGTTGCGGGATATAGTGCCTCATACGATCAAGAGGATGTTGGTGCTATAGGCGCGCTTGCCGGACAAGAAGGTAGTTTAACAACCCTGATGAAGAATGGCGGCAGAGCTGCAGAATACCTAGCTAGGGGTGCAATATCAGCGGCAGCAAGTCTTCCGCAAAGTTTAGGTGTCAACATGAATGTTGGAGCAGCTATTGAAGCCACATCAAAGAAAGTAACAAATCCATATAGAGAACAGCTTTTTAAAAATATGGAATTTAGACGCCATTCGTTTCAATATCAATTTGCTCCTAAAAATGCAAACGAAATGGAACACATAATGCAAATTATACAACTGTTTAAATACCATATGCACCCAGAAAGAACTAAAGACAGATTGTTCTTAGCATATCCTGCAGAGTTTCAAATTGAATATAGATTTAATTCTGAGGAACAAATGGCAGCTGCCGCTGATGCTGGTTTTACTCAGTCTAATAGAAACACTTGGTTAAGTAAAATAGGTTCCTGTGTGTTAGAAAACATGAAAGTCACATATGGTAATGCTGATTTTGTTACAATCCAAGGAACCGGTGGTGCTCCAGCATTCATTAATTTGGAATTACAATTTGCTGAAACAGAAATTCTTACTAATGACCGCATCACTCAAGATTATAGGGATAGCTTCTAATGTATTTTAAAGCAATTAAAAACATCAATTATCCTTTTTTCGATACTCATAGAAATGTAAAGGATATTTTTAATAGAGTTACTACACGCGGACCAAAGGTAAATAAAACTACCTTAAATTCTTATATGATAAAAGACGGTGAAACGCCTGATATTTTATCACACAAGCTATATGGTAACACAAGATATCATTGGATATTTTTTCTTATCAATGAAATAGTGGATCCTTACGCAGAGTGGCCGATTCCTAATTCAGAACTTTTACCTTTAGTGCGGGAAAAATATAATGATTCAACCGGTACAAAGATTCATCATTACAGAGAAACTACTGGAGATCGTTTGGTTGTAGATCTAGATCCATCAAGAACAGACATTGAACCTGTAACTAACTATGAATATGAGTTTGAGTTAAATGAACAGAAAAGAATGATTTTGGTATTGAAACCTATTTACCTTAAAGACTTTGTAAAATCATATAAAACTCTTGTGGGTGCCTAGTGGAAGAGGAATCTCTACAGTATGCGGGAGAAGTAGTAGTAGAAGAAATTTATATAACTTCTGCTGCTAATCCTGATTCTATTGACATATCAAATTTAATGATAGAAATAAATTTGTATGAGGACATATTTTCTCCTACATTACATGGGTCTATTTTGCTAGCAGATTCTATCAATCTCATAACAGAATTGCCTATGTTGGGAACTGAGCTTATTACACTTAAACTAAGAACTCCTACATTAGAAGATCATCCAATCAACACTATAGAAAAGACATTTCAAGTATATTCTATTACAAATAAAACATTAAATAATGACAGAGGCCAATATTATTCTTTAAATTTTATTTCAAAAGAAACATATTTAGACAATGCGATTGCTGTATCAAAAACATTTGAGGGGAATACCGTTGATATAGTTAGACAAATTTTTAAAATGATACAAACTCCTAGAAGAATAGATAGCGAAAGAAAAACTGGAATAGTTATTATGGACACTCCCCATGCAAGTGAGATAAAATATACCTCTTGTTATTGGTCGCCTATGAAAAATTTAGCTTTTATAGGAACAAGGGCCAAAGGAAATTCTGTTGCAGAAGGAGACTTTATTTTCTATGAATCAAATAAAGGATTCTATTTTACAAGTTTAGAAGCCCTAATTGCACACCAAAAAACTCAAGGTGTGTTTGATGAATATGTTTATGAGTTGGTTGCTGATACTATCCCTAGATTTAATCCTCAAAAAACCGGCAACCCGTTACCTTCTGATTGTACTAGAATTGAAGAAATGGTAGTACCAAAACTTTTAGATATACTAGACGGGCAAGATAGTGGATATTATGGAAGTACAATAAGAGGATATGATATGTTCACTAAGAAGATGACAGAAATTGTATTTGATGCTAGAAAAGAAATGAGTAACTTTTATAAAACCGATGATGGCAATCCTATTCCGGGGGATGTTATCAATGACCCAGGAAAGAATATACAATTTGAGTCATATAATACTGCTCTTTATAATAACTATGGGTTGTCTTCTGATGAACATTCAAACAAAATTGTTTTTAGAAAGTCCTATTTGAACTCTTTTAATCAATTTAAATTTGAAATAACTATACCGGGAAGAACCGATATGGAAGTAGGTAACATAATTAGTATTTTGTATCCTTCCCCTAAAACTAAATTGGGTGATGAGACAGAATTAGATGATGTGTTTGATCCTTTGCTAACAGGTACATATATTGTATCTGCAATGCACCACGTAATTTCACAAGACAGACACTATATTAAAGCAGAAGTAATTAAAAATGGTTTAGCTAAAGATTTAGGTAAGAGAAAATGATTTCCCCAAAATTAAAATGGTGGATAGGCGTGGTAGAAGATAGAGCCGACCCAGAACAAATAGGAAGATACAGAGTAAGAGTATTAGGTTATCATACGGCCAATAGAGTAACCCTACCAACAGAGGATTTGCCTTGGGCGACCTGTGTTATGCCTGTGAACTCACCTGGTATTTCGGGTATAGGACAGAATCCTATGTTAGTCGAAGGAAGCACTGTTATTGGTTTCTTCGCTGACGGTGATGACGAACAGCAACCAATCATTGTAGGTTCTTACATGGGATTTCCTATAGAGCGGGAAGAAAATCCTGAAATAGGTTTCAATGATCCTTTTCACACATATCCATTAAACGGTGAACAAGAAGGCCGTAATACACTGAACGAACCTGATACCTCTAGACTTGCTAGAGGAGCAAAGGCAGAAGAACACTATTCACTTTTAAATAAGCGCGGAACAAAAGTTAATGAAATACCAAGAGCTTTAGCATCTTCTGTTCCTTCTGTTAGTGAAGATCTCTCAGGCGCCACATATGAAAGAGAAACCTGGGACGAACCACATCCACGTTTTGGTTCTACTGATACAGGAACCTATGCTACATCGGGTGAAGCACCCACATTTGAAGATGGCACAACATCTGTTTATCCTTATAATAACGTATGGGAAACAGAATCAGGGCACGTTTTTGAGGTGGATGATACTCCTGGTAATGGCAGAATTCATAACTATCACAACTCAGGTACCTTTGAAGAAATACAAGCTGATGGTAAAAAAGTTACTAAGATTGTAGGTGACGAATACGAAATCACACTAAAAAATAGAAAGGTATATATTGCAGGAAACTGTGATGTTACAATAGCCGGGAACGCTAAGATGTATGTTAAAGGTGATATGTACACCGAGGTTGACGGTAATCAGTTTAATACTATACGTGGTAATCGTGTTACTAAGATTGGCGGCAACGACCTAACAGAAGTATTGTCAGACTCAGCAACGCAAATAAACGGTAACAAAGCTGTTCGTGTTTCTAAAGATGATAGCGAAACTATTACAGGTGCTCAAACACATACTGTTGGCAAAACAAAGACTACTACAGTAACAGATAAAGTCGTAGAATCACACAATGCTTCAATGACGACCGTGGTTTCAGGGGCATATAATATAGTTTCTGTTGACAACTTATCATTAGGCACAGGTGCTAATCTTTCAATGGCTGCTGAAGAAGTATTAACAGCAACCGCAGGCGGTGAAAGTTTGATAAAATCAACAGGATCAATGACGCTGTCCGCTTCTGTTACAAATATACAGCAGAATACAAATGTTACGGGTACACTAGATGCAAGCACAGATGTGTTGGGTGGCGGCAGTGACGTTAGCCTTGTAAATCATACTCACGCACAGAATAATGGTAATGACACAGGCGGCGGCGTAGATACTGATGCACCATCATCATAGGAGAATTTAAATGAGTTGCGGGCCAGCAGCAGGACTTAAAAAATTAGCAGACAAAGTAGACGGTCTTAACAATGAAATAGATAGTCTAGTCAGCAGCATTCAAAGTGGCGCTATAGGCGGAATTAAATCTGTTGTTGATGACGCTACTTCTCAAGTAAAAGATGCTGTAAAAGGCATGATACCTGAAATTGATTTGCCAAAGGTACCTGACAGTTTACAAAATGATGTTACTAAAATAGCAAAAACATTGATAACAGGAAAACTTGCTGCAGATCAAATACAAAACGAACTTAATAATTTAAAAGGCAAGTGGGGTAACGTAGATTTTGGCGATATAGATTTAAATAATTTGCCTAACTTATTGCGTAATGGCGCTCTAGATATAGAAAATATATGTAAACTTATTCCGAATTTTGAAAAGGAAGGTGCTGATGTTATTGTAAAAGGATTGCCTATTACATTTCCTGAGATTGATGCAGTAAATATAATACGTGGCGGAACTATACCTGAAGTACCAAAACCAAAAGTGACCATAGATGTTGCTCGGGCAAAACGTGAAGCAGGAGAAAAATTCATAAATGTTGTAAAACCTAGGTTCGGTGGTTAATAAAGGATATAAATACACATATGGCCATAGAGAATACTATACAACCAGTAAATAAAGTAGCCAAGATATGGAAAGATCTTGACTTAAATTTTGCCCCCAATCAAAAAAGTGGTGTTGCTAAAAAGACTGACGAAAATGCTGTTAAACAGTCAATGCGAATATTAATACTCACTAACTTTTATGAGCGGCCTTTTTATCCGACTAAAGGCGGTAATGTAAGGGGAATGTTGTTTGAAAACATGACTCCTTTGGTGGCAAGTGCTATGCAAAAGGGAATGGAAAACTTAATTACGTCATATGAGCCCAGAGTAGAATTAGAATCAGTAGAAGTTATTCCTAATTACGATCAAAATTCATATGAAGTTACCATTAGGTATAGCATACTAAATGTAAATAAACCGGATAGTCTGTCACTAGAATTAAAAAGGTTAAGATAAAAGATGTCACAGTTAAATGTAACAGAATTAGATTTTGACGGTATAAAACAAAACCTTAAAGAGTATTTTCAAACTCAGTCTGACTTTACAGATTATG